CACAATCCGTGCAGCACTAGGTGATGAAGATGCTCGTCAGTACCTACGCGCAGCAGATGACACAACAGATAACGCTGGTCTAGTACCAACACGCCAACTATCTGAAATCATCAACCCACTAGGCACAACAATCCGTCCTTCAATCGATGCAATCTCTCGTGGAGTATTGCCAGATGCAGGTATGACTTTCGAGATCCCAAAGATCACAGTAATGCCAACAGTCGGTGAAGTTGCAGAAGGCGCAGCATTTACAGAGACAGATCAGAACTCAGCGTTCCTATCAGTATCAGTAAAGAAGTACGCTGGACAACAGACATTCTCTGTTGAACTTCTAGATCGTACATCTCCAGCATTCTTTGATGAGCTAGTTCGCAACATGGCAGCAGCTTACGCAAAGACAACAAACGCAGCAGTAAACGCTGCTCTTATTTCAGGCGCAACAGCAGATGCAACTACAACAGTTACATATCCAACAGCAGCAGAATTGCTAGGTATTGTCGCTCGCGGATCAGCTTCTGTATACGCAGCAACAGCAGGACTACCAAACCCATTTGCTCGCAACATGGTCGTATCAACAGGACAATGGTCAAACATCATGTCTCTAAACGATGCAGGACGCCCAATCTACACAGCATCACAGCCAATGAACGCAGGCGGTCAAGTAGCACCAACATCATTAACAGGTAATGTTGCAGGACTTAACCTCTATGTTGATCCAACAAACGCTGGCGATGGCGATGGAACAATCCTTATCGTGAACCCAGATGCATACACATGGTATGAGAGCCCTACCTACCGCCTACGCGCAGAATCAACAGCAGCAGGACAGGTAACTATCGGCTACTACGGCTTTGGTGCGATTGCAACTAAGGTCGGAGCAGGCGCATTCAAGAATAACAAGGCGTAAGCCACACTAAGTCGCTCTGGGGAGTAGTAGCCCTCTACTCCCCAGAGTCTTTAGAAAGGAATAGGAATGGCACTTACAACAGTCGCAGAACTCCGCAGCACTCTCGGAGTCGGTACTTTGTATCCAGATGCCACCCTTCAAGAAGTATGCGATGCAACAGATGCAGTCCTTCTTCCAATGCTATGGGCTCCTAAATGGTTCTCAGTTGCTCATAGCAACATAGTAAGCGAAGGCACTCTTTACTTTGACATTCCTGTTGCAGACATCTTTTATGTCGGACAGACTGTAACTATCTCTAACTCTGGCACTAAATACAATGGATCTAAAACCATTGCAAGTGTTGGAGCGTATTCAATCTCAGTGCCTACGACTCACACAGTCGTACAACCTAAGCACCCTATTGAGCCTTTTGGCACAGTAGCAGCTGAGACTTACACAGACTGGACAACAGACACAGCAGTCCAGCAAGCAGCTTTAATGATATCTGTTGAAATCTGGCAAGCACGCACCGCCACTTTAAGCGGGAGCAATGCTGTCGATTTCCAGCCAAGCCCTTACCGAATGAGCGCACAGCTTCTCGCTAAGGTGCGAGGTTTGATCGCACACGCACTAGATCCGCGTTCAATGGTGGGCTAATGCCAGCACCAGCCATAACGACACTTCGCACTACTTTAGCCACTGCGCTAGTAGATAACACCAAGTACCAGACTTACGCTTTCCCGCCATCCGTTGTCCTGGCTAATTCTGTAATCGTGTCTCCAGATGATCCATACTTGACACCAAATAACAACCAGCATATTACGATCAGCCCGATGGCTAACTTTAAGATTATTATTACAGTGCCTTTGTTTGACAATGAAGGCAACCTCAATGGAATAGAAGATGCAGTTCTTGGTGTGTTCACTAAGTTAAACGCATCTGCCTTGACCTATAATGTAGGCGCAATAAGCGCACCAAGCGTTCTCAATGCTGCATCAGGCGATCTGCTCAGCTGCGAGATGTCAGTATCAATCCTAACGAGTTGGAGTTAATATGTCCGAGTGGGAAACAGAAAACGAAGCCTTCCTGAAAAAAATCGGGCAGGTAGCACCAGCAGCACCAAAGCCAGCAACTACTAAGAAAGACGAGGAATAATCTCATGGCTGTATTTCTAAATAACTTGGTCGGCGTGAAGATTAACTCTGTTGATCTTTCTGACCATGTAACATCTGTAACAATCAACCGCGTATTTGATGAACTAGAAGTTACTGCAATGGGTGACAGTTCACACAAGTTTGTAAAGGGTCTTGAGTCATCAACAGTGACAATCGACTTCCTTAACGACACAGCATCTGCAAACGTATTGGCAACATTACAAGCTGCATGGGGAACAACAGTTACAGCTGTATTCCTACAGACAAAGGGAACAGCAGTATCTGCTACTAACCCTCTGTACACAGTTTCATTGCTAGTCAATAACACAACAGACATCAATGGTGCTGTTGGCGATATCGGCACACAGTCAATCACATTTACTGCTAACTCAACTGTTGCAGTAGCCACTACAGGCACATTCTAAAAAACTAACTAAGGGGCAAAGACATGGCAAAGTTAAAGATCGTTCGTACAGATGGAAGCGTACTAGAAGGCGAGATTACTCCCGCTGTTGAATACGCATTTGAGCAGTACGCAAAGATGGGGTTTCACAAGAGCTTCAGAGATCAAGAATTACAAAGTCATGTGTATTGGTTAGCTTGGGAAATAACACGCAGATCAGGTGAAACTGTTAAGCCTTATGGGATGGATTTTATAGAAACCCTTAAATCGGTTTCTGTCGAGGACTCCGACCCTTTAGCTTAAAGCGCGATCAACCATTCACCTACCTTATTGCTAGGTTAAGCATTAGGTTGGGGATCGCGCCACAGCAACTGTTAGAACTAGATAAGACCATGCTAGATGCACTTCTACAAGGTCTCAAGGATGAAGCAAAGGAGATAGACGATGCCAGTAAGCGTAAAGGGCGCCGTTAATCTTCGTAAGGCTTTGCGTAAATTTACTCCCGATCTTGCTAAAGAAACTCAACAACAAATTAGGTTAGCAATTAAACCTATTAGCCAATCAGCAAAAGGTTATGTCCCAGATCGCGGAGACATTTTAAGCGGATGGCTTCCTCGCCAAATGTCTGAGGGTTCATTTCCTACTTTCAATCCTTCAGAGGTTAAATCTCGTATTGGGTTCAAGGCAACTCCATCAAAGGTTAATCGCAGAGGTTTTAAATCTCTTGCTCAAGTTTTTAACAAAAGCAGAGCAGGTTCCATTTATGAAAGAATGGGAAAATTAAGCCCTGACAGTAAATTTGTTATAAACCAAGATGGCAAGTTTCGCGCACCTCTTAAAGGCAAAGGCATGATGCAAGGTCGCTTGCTTTATCGTGCTTATGAAGAAAACAATGGCAAAGCTAGAAATGGTGTGCTTAAAGCAATTAAGATGGCATCAGACAAACTTAATCAACGAGCGACAGTGAGAGGCTAATCATGGCAAACGTAGTCATAGATATTGCAGCCGAGTTCACAGGTGGTAATGCCTTTAAGAAGGCTGAGACTGCAACAGACAAACTTAACAAAACTGCTGGCAGACTTGGTAAAGCATTTATTGGGCTTTACAGCACCCAAAAAGTATTGGCTTATGGCAAGGCTTCAATTCAGGCAGCAGCCCAAGATGAGAAGGCTCAGAAACAACTAGCACTAGCTCTTAGAAACGTTGGCTTAGGTAGAGATGTTGCTTCTTCAGAGGCTTACATCCAAAAGTTACAAAGAGAGTTTGGCGTCCTTGATGATGAGTTGCGCCCTGCCTATCAGACCCTAGCGATAGCCACTCAAGACTCAGCCGAATCTCAAAGACTATTACAGATTGCTTTAGATATCAGTGCGTCCACAGGTCGCGATTTAGGTTCTGTAACAGGTGCGCTATCAAAGGCATTTCTAGGTAGCAATACAGCACTAAGCAAGTTAGGCGTAGGCATCTCTAAGGCTGATCTCAAAGCTAAGTCCTTTAAGCAGATTACCGATCAGTTAGCCACTACCTTTGCAGGGTCTGCAACCGAGTCTGCTAATTCTTTGCAAGGCTCAATGGACAAGTTATCTGTTGCCTCAAATAACGCTAAAGAGATTATTGGCGAAGGCTTAGTAGATGCATTGCAA